AATCTCAGCAGCGGTAATCGTGTTTGCTGCAATAGCGTCAGCAGTTACAGCATCAGCAGCTATTTTATCAGCCGTAATAGCATCGGCTGCAATTTTAGCGGAAGTAATGGCATTTGCTGCTATTTCGTTTGCAGTTACCGCGCCAGCCGATATTTTAGCACTGGTAATCGCATTGGCTATTATCTTGTCACTTGTTACAGAATTGGCCGAAAGCTCAGATGCGGTAATGGCATTAGCGGCAATCTTTGCAGTAGTAATTGCATCAGTCGCGATCTTAGTTGTAGTTATCGCGCTGGCCGCAATAATGTCTTCAGTAACAGCATCGTTAGCTATCTTGGCTGTCGTTACAGCATCAATACCAATTTTGGTTTCAGTGATGGCACCTGCTGCAATTACATCTCCCTGAATAGCGTCAACGGCTATTTTAGCGTTAGTTACTGCGTCAGCGGCTATCTTTGTTTCAGTTATGGCTCCGGCTGCTATAACATCAGCAGTAATTGCATCAGTGGCTATCTTCGCATTTGTTACGGCCCCAGCGGCAATCTTTAATTCATTAACCGCACCATCTAATAGTTTGTCAGAGGTTATTGCATTAGCTGCAATTACATCTCCCTGAATAGCGTCAACAGCTATTTTAGCGTTAGTTACAGCATCACTAGCAATCTTTGTTTCAGTGATTGCGCCTGCAGCTATTACGCTTGCAGTAATTGCGGCAGTGGCTATTTTTGCTGTAGTAACTGCATTTGATGCAATCTTTAAATTGCTTACAGCGCCATCAAGCAACTTATCAGAGGTTATTGCATTAGCGGCAATTACATCACCTTGAATAGCGTCAACGGCAATCTTCGCAGTAGTTACAGCATCATCGGCAAGTTTTAGTGAGGTTATAGCGCCAGCGGTAATAGCTTCGCTTGTAATCGCACCAGCTGCAATGACATCAGCAGTAATTGCATCGGCTGCTATCTTGGCATTAGTAACAGCATCATTTGCCAGTTTAAGCTCATCAATTGCGCCATCAAGTATCTTGGCTGCAGTAATCGCACCAGCTGCTATGACGTCACCTTGAATAGCATTAACAGCTATCTTGGCATTGGTTACAGCATTATTGGCTATCTGCAGGCTAGATACAGTCCCTTCCAGGTCAACAGTTGCAATCTTAGCGGTCCAAACCGTTCCAGTATAACGATACGTTTTATTGTCAGTTGTCAGAAATACCTGGCGCCCCTGAAAGTTACCAGTAGTCGGCAGTGATGTAACAATTTCAATTGGACGCAAATCACTGGGGAAGTTTGCAGAAGCCAAAGCCCCGTCAATATCAGCGGCAGGTATTTCAGAAGTCCATTCCGTTCCTGTATAACGGTAAATTTTATTATCAGTGGTCAAAAATACTAACTTAGGGCCAGTGTATCCGCTCGGGTTTGGCAAAGTAGTTACAATGCTAATCGGCTCAATACCGGCAGCAAATGATGCAGCGTCAACGGTTCCAGCCTCAATCGAAAAGATGTCATCAGTCCAAGATGATGTAGCAGAATCCCAGCGGTAAAGTTTATTTTCTGTCGTGTTATATTTGATCTGGCCGTCAAAGTCACCAGTTGCAGGCAGTGAGGAAACAGGCTCTATACCATATGCACCAGCTTCGCTAAATAAATTGTTGACCTCCTGACTAAAAGAATCCGTATCCACAAATAAGGTGGTTGCAGATGTAACCGATGATTCTCCAGATACGTTGCCGCTGTAATCAACTGATTTAAGCCAGTAATATTTTAAAACGTTATAGCCCAAGCCGGTGCGACTAAAATAATCTCCGCCAGCTATCGCAACCTTTGTTGCAGTTGCAAAGTTATTTACAGAGTTTTCCCATATTTCAACATGACTGTAATCTGGATCGGTTGGAGGTGCCCAACTAATTGTTATTTCTCTTAAGCTGCCAGTTGCGACGATTGAGTCAGGAATGGCAGGGGCATCTGTATCGCCTTCGGCAAGTCCCGAAATAGTAATAAAGTTACTCTTAACGCCAAAATCATTAACCGCCCTAATGCGAATATTATAATTTGCGCTCGGCGTAATCCCCTTAAGGATGTATTGCGTAGTAGTAACAAAAGTCGAATTGTAATCAGGCTCGTCTGTTTCAACCGGCTCATCAATGGAACCATAATCTAACAAAACAGATGCGGCAGCAGTTATCAGCCCATAATTCTCAGATTCTGTATATTCATCAGCTATACTTCCCAGATCAATGATTGCTGATCCGCGCTGATATTGCACCTCATACTGACTAACAAAAGAATCGGCGCTGCGAGTCCAGTTCAATCTTAAAGATGGCAGCAAGGTTCCGTCATCTGCTACTACAGTCGTAGAAACAACAGCCAAGTTTGTTGGGGGTGCGACACTAAATGGATTAGGTAAGTCAGTATCGGGGTATACTTTTTGCTCTGCCGATAAATCATAAGTGTAAATAGTCGAATCATATTCAAGCAATGACACATCACAAGTGCCATCATAATTTAGCAATATAGCTTCAACTTGAAATGGCTTTGCATTCCATCCTGGGGTTTCGTGCGTTACTGTTACTACGTCACCAACTGATAGCTGTAAAGCCTCGCTAGTGGCCTTAAATGACGTTCTAAGGGCATTCCTTGATCGCTTTAATATAACCCTAGCCAAATCCCTAGCCGCGTAGAAATTGGTTATTGTGTCCAGTGTTAATTCTTCAACCAATAACGTGCCGTTGTCTTCAGCAAGGAAATTAGATTCCTCGGTAGAACCTGCTTCCGGCCATACTGCCTGATCTGGTTGATAATCAACTACCGGGTTAGCAAACTTTACCAATACCCGGTTAAATTTGTTTTCTTTGGTTTCTCCTTTAATTGATATGCCGCCAACAATAGTTTCCTTATCAAAAGCAAAAACACTAGATCGGCTTTTATCAATTATTAGGCTGTAAAACCCTTGGTTGTATGGCAGGAATCCACGGCAGCCCATTAACATTTTTTCTATATTGGAAAATAACGTTTCGTCTGTTTGTAATACCGCATTGCATTCAAATATCTTGCCACTTCCACCGCCAGGATAGAAAGTAACCGATTCATCACAATCATTGGCGGCAGCGATAAAAGCAGTATCATCAATTGCCGATAAAGGCACGCCTTTGCCGTATCTATTGTTTGTCAGATAGTCTCTGATACATAACGCTGGGTTATTGCTATAAACAGTATTAGTGCTGCGGGGATCATAAACTTTTCGGCCTTTGACTACTGCCGTAATGTCTGGCACGCCGCTAAATACATCGCGGTCCCACTTTAACCGAATAGCAATATATGCAACGCCGCTTAATTTGTGGTCAGACGTCCAACCTGCATTAGCTTCAGTAAGCAAAGGATCATAGGCTTGATCATCAGCCCCGGTATGCACGTTATAAGTGTAAAGACCAAAATATTTAGAATCTGTAATTGGCACATCATCAAGATAGAGGTCTGTAATCGATTCAACTTCCCCCTCAGCCATCGCCAAAGCAATATATAAAAATTCGTTCTTATCACCGCCTTGGACGTCTTTAGTTGATACGAATACTCGAACGCCACCTACTCTGCGCTCACCGTATATAACAGGAATAGGCTCGATGTTTGATTCTTTGTTGACAAGAACGCCAGCCATATCATCAGCCGCTTTTTTGGCCTTTTTCATGGCCTGCTGGCTCAGTACATACGACGCGGCAGTTGTAGCAACAAATAAAGCAATAAATAAACCAATGCCCATTATTTACGTCCCCATTTCAAGTCTTTAATTGTTTTGGCGGCAAATTCAAAGCCGTCATCGTTTGGAAAGTGTATCTTTTGCGAGTTGTCATTGGTCTTTCGGCCATTTTCTTTCTCGAAGTCTTTCCAGTGAGATGCACAATTGATAGTTATTTCGCTTGTTTGCTCAGTGTCATCTATTGAGTAGCCAGTCATAAGGCCATCAAAAACAAGTATAGGAGTGCCGATTATAGAATCAGTATCATCTAATACGGCCCTATAAAACTGAATAGGCTTATCCATATAATCTTGCGAAAGGAATATACTGAT